AAACCGCTGTTGATTGCTAATTAAATAAACAGGATTTTAAATGAAAATTGCAGTATATGCAATCAGTAAAAATGAGTCAGAATTCGTAGAGAGATTCTGTAAATCCGCTATTGATGCAGATATCATTTTAATTGCTGATACCGGCTCAACTGATAATACAGCTGAGTTAGCCAGACAACAACCTAAAACAGTAGTACATGATATCTGTATTTCACCTTGGAGATTTGATAAAGCTCGAGACACTGCTCTTGCCTTACTACCTCGAGACATTAATGTTTGTATTTCATTAGACTTAGATGAAATACTTGAACCAGGGTGGAGAGAAGAAATTGAAAAGGTATGGAAAGAAGATACTACACGACTTCGATATAAATTTGATTGGGGTTGTGGTATCAGCTTTTATTACGAAAAAATTCATCATCGGCATGGTTATCATTGGCATCATCCTGTGCATGAGTATCCTCGAGTTGATTCTCGAATCCAAGAGGTGTATGCTTACACGGATATGTTACTAGTTAGTCATCATCCTGATCCTACAAAAAGTAGAGGTCAGTATATGCCCTTACTTGAATTAGCAGTTAAAGAAGATCCACATTGCCCTCGTAATGCTTTTTATCATGCCAGAGAATTAACATTTTATCGTCGATGGGATGAAGCAATTGTTGCTTTAAACAATTATTTAAAAATGCCAGAAGCTACATGGCCCAATGAGCGTTGTTATGCAATGCGATTATTAGGTAAATGTTATGAAGAATTACATAACACACATGAAGCTATGAAATGGTATAGACTCGCCGTAGCTGAAGCTCCCGGAACAAGAGAGCCTTGGGTTGAACTTTCTATGTTATGTTACCGAACTAGTAACTGGCACGATTGTTACCATGCAGCTATATCTGCAATTAATATTGTAAATAAACATGAAACATACACAATGGATCCTAGTGTATGGACAGAAAAACCATATGACCTTGCAAGCATTTCTGCTTGGCACTTAGGGCTTAAAGATAAAGCAAAAGAGTATGTACTCAAAGCTTTAGAGTTTGCTCCCGAAGATGTCCGGCTACTTAACAACAAAGAATTTATCCTAAAGGAAGAATAACAATGTCAAGTACACTTCAGCAAACTACGGAAACAGGATTTGGTATGGTCACTAAAACTGCTGCTCCAGTTACCGTCTCTCTTGCTACAGTCGCGGGTTATGCCGTTTCTGATATTTTATTATGGGCAACTTTAATTTACACTGTACTTATGATTGCACACAAGCTATATTCTATTTATAAAGATGTAAGGCAAAAATCTGCATCTAATGAAAGTTAATTATGATGGAGCGCATGAAAGCCGTTTCATTATCTTTAGCTGCTTCTGCGCTTGTCAGTATTGCAATCTCAGAAGGATTTAAATCTGAGGCATATGTACCTGTACCGGGTGATGTACCTACCATTGGGTTTGGTACTACTGAAAATGTAAAGTTAGGGGATAAAATAACGGTTGAAAGAGCATTAATTAAGCTTTTAGCAGATGCAAGTAAATACGAGAATGCTGTTAAAAAATGTGCTCCAGTACCAATGTATCAATACGAGTATAGTGCTTACGTATCCTTAGCATATAACATTGGTATTAATGCTTTTTGTAATTCTACTTTAGTAAAGAAATTAAATCAACATGATTATGATGGCGCTTGCAAAGAAATTCTTCGGTGGGATAAATTCCAAGGTAACCCCTTACCTGGTCTCACTGCCCGTAGGGTTCACGAGTATAAACTTTGCACCAATGGTTAAATATATTGTACTTATTCTTATATTAATTTGTTCTTTAGTTAGTTTTGATTATGGTAAGAAAAAATCTGAAAAAGAATTTCTTACTTTTAAACTTAATTTACAAACAGAGTTAAATACACAACTAACTAAAGTTCGAGAGTTAGAACAACAATTAGTTATTAACCAAACTAAAAGTAAATTGGATAAAGAACGTGAAATTAAAACTATTACTAGTCGCTACACTACTATTATTAGTGGGTTGCAGCAGCGTCCCGAAAGAACAATTAGTTCAACCACAAATGAAAATCCCCCCATTACAGCAGCTATCCCCCCAAGAGCAGGAAGCACTGGAGAACAATTATTTAGAGAAGATGCAGAATTTCTTATCAGGGAAGCTGCCAAAGCAGAAGTCTTAAAGCAAGCTTTATTAGCTTGTAGAAGAGATTATGCATCTATTGTAAAGGAATAATATGCCTGAATTTAAAGCGGTACAATTAAAAAGAAGCGTAACTGCAGGAGTAGTGCCTTCTGCTGCACAACTAGTAGATGGTGAGTTAGCTATTAACTTAGCCGATCGTAATTTATATAGTAAAAACGGAGCAACTGTTTTCCAAGTTTTACCCGGAGCAGGAAGTCTTAATTACGATAGGTTGTCGGCATCTGCAGTAACTGCTATTTTGAGTGCAGTATACCCAGTAGGTTCTATTTATACAAATGCTACTAACAGTGCTAACCCGGCTACTGTACTTGGTTTTGGCACTTGGACAGCGTTTGCTGCAGGTAGAGTTGCAGTTGGATTTGATTCAACAAACCCATTGTTTGACGCAACTGAAGAAACGGGTGGTAGTGCGGATGCTACTGTAGTTTCACACACCCACACAGCAACAACTAACACAACTGGCGCACACGGACATAGTGCAAGTTTAACTCAAAGCACTAAATCTGGTAACGGACCCACCTCAGTTGTGTCCAGTTCTGAAAGTCTTGTTGCTAATTATGCTTTTTCTACTGCCTCCGCAGGTGATCACTCACACACAGTTACTGTTGCTAGTACAGGTTCGTCTGGCACCAACGCTAACTACCAACCATACATTACAGTTTACATGTGGAAACGTACCGCTTAACCGGTACCTAATAGGAAACACTATGATTGAATACCGTGGTGAACAATTTGAAGGTTATAATAAACCTAAAAGAACCCCTAACCATCCTACCAAATCTCATGCTGTTTTAGTTAAAGAAGGAACATCTGTTCGTTTAATTCGTTTTGGAGAACAAGGTACTCAAGGTAGCCCTAAAAAAGAGGGTGAGTCTGAAGCATACCGTAATCGAAGAGAATCCTTTAAAGCTAGACATGCTAAAGATATTGCTAAAGGCCCATTAAGTGCAGCTTATTGGGCAAACAAAGTTAAATGGTAAGGGATTGAACTTGAAAAGAACACATAAGCAGCGCAATGAACGAATTCAACGCGAAGAACGTTCATTCCACATCCAACCTAAAAGTCTTAATCAACAAAAATTATTAGAAGCTATTGAAGATTTTCCTATTACCGTTACATTGGGCGCTGCTGGTGTCGGTAAAACTTATTGTGCAGCAAGTAAAGTTGCACAACTATATTTAACCGGTAGGTATGATCACATTATTTTAACAAGAAGTAATGTACCTACTGGAAGATCACTTGGGTTTTTTCCCGGTGATATTAAAGAAAAATTAACACCTTGGTTGTTACCATTAATTTCTGTATTACAATTAAAATTAGGTAGAACCAAATACGAGTATATTGCTTCTAAAGATATTCTTCAGTTACAGCCCCTTGAAACAATTAGGGGTAGGTCTTTTGAAAATTCTTTAGTACTAGTAGATGAGTGTCAAAACCTAACTATTGATGAATTAAAAGCTATTACTACTCGATTAGGTGAGAATAGTAAAATGGTGCTTATGGGTGACAGCACTCAATCAGATATTAATAATGGAAATGATATCTTAAAGTTTTGTAAGATATGTGAAAAGCATAATATTGAAATTCCTATTATTAAATTTACAGAAGATGATATCGTAAGGTCAGACATTGTAGGGCAATTAGTTAGAGCCTTTATTAAAGAAAAAATTTAAGGAACAATATGCCAACTAAACAGATCTTAAACCTTGGTACAGGTGGAGTGTCGTATGATACCTCTAAAGTACTACTCCCCGAAAATGTATTTTCCGATGTACGCAATGTTCGATTTAAGAATCAGTCAGTTGGTACTATTACTGGTGAAGAGCTATACGCTAATATTGTTAATTATCCTAATTATGGTATCTTCTGGCGAAGACCTGAAGGGTTTTATAATGTCTTTTTAAGAGATGATTATATTGTAGTTGTTGATGCTACTGCAGCTAGAGATACATTAGTAGGTCTTACATGGCAGTTAGCTGTTATCAATACAACATTAGTCTGTGCTACAGCACCTGCATGGTCTTGCGCTGAATTTACTGATTTAGTTGCAGACAATGTAGTTAACACTTATTCAGAAGCACAATTAGTATTGTCTCAAGGTGAAAGCAATGAAAGTGGTTCAGCTGATACTAGCTCACCCTATTCATTAAGACAATGGCAATCAACCACTTTTAACGGCGGTTATGCTTTAGTTATTAATGATGGTGTACGTACCCCTAAGTATGTTAGTTACACTACTCCAATTTCCTCATTTGCATTTGCAGATATTCCTGGCTGGAATTATTTAGCTGGATATACTACATCAACTAAAGTTATTCGACCTTTAGGATATTCTCTTGTTGCGGCTAATTTAACCATTACACAAACTAGTACAGGTAATGTAACATATGCACCCTCAACTGTAAGAATTTCAGATCAAGCTGCTCCGGGAGGTTTTCCAACTAACTGGCAACCAGGAACTCCGACTTCAGATACTGCTGATGAATTTGAATTAAACACAACCTCACCTATTTTAGATATGGCAGAGTTACGGGGTTCAATGTTTATTTATGCAGAAGACAGTATTAACATGTTAAGTATTAATACTGGTATTACTCGAGTACAGCCTTATTCAACTAGCTTTGGTATCTTAAATACTGATTGTGTAGTTGAGTTTGAAGGTAACCACTTTGTAGTTGATCGTAACGATATTTATACGCATAATGGTTCTGGTAATATTACTTCAATTGCTACTGACTTTGTTAGAGAATACTTATTTAATAATTTAAGTTATGCTAACCAGAATAAAGTATTTGTAAAGAAAGATAGTTATAACCGAGAAATTTGGGTATGCTACCCTAAGGGTGATAATCTTACTTGCAATGAAGCATTGATTTATAATTATAGAAATAAGGCTTGGACTGTTAGGGATTTACCTAACATTACTTACATGTTTAATACAACTAAAGTTGAACCATTCTTAGAAATTCCTGAGAAGAATTCTATGATTATGTTAACTGGTTTACAAGTTGCATTAGATACATCAAATGACTTTAATATGTACAATACTAGTACAAGTACATTTAGTCCTATTAATTCTTATATAACAAAAGAAAAGTTAAATACAGGTGATTTATTTAATTCTATGCATATTACTTCTTTAAATCCTGTGTTTGATCAAGTACCAGAAGACGATACAATTAATATTACTGTAATTGGGCAAAATACTTTTACAGAAGAAGTTAACTGGAATGCACCAGATAATCTTTATGTATTTGAGCCAAGTAATCTTCGTAGTCAAGGCTATAAAGTTGACCCTCGAATTACTGGTCGTTTCTTATCTTATAAAATTCAATCCACTAGTCCTTGGAGATTAGCTTTAATTGGAATAGATATTTCGCCTAAAGACCGGAGATAATATGAACTTAAACGGGCCTATTACGGGTGATCCTGATCTCGACGTATATTTATTTTATCTTAAGAAAACTGTTGAAGATTTAATTTATATTATTGACCAACAAAATAAAAACGGTTATACTGGTACTTTTACCGCAGGAGCTAGCACAGTTACTGTTAATAAAGGTATTATTACTGATGTAACACCATAAGGCACATATGAAAATAATTTATTTAGATCATGAACAAGTTGTAGCTCATTGGCCTTTATTAAAAGATATTTTTAATAAAGTATTAGATTATAGTAATGGTGAGTCTACTTTAATTGATTATTTAAGAATGGTTCTTAATAATGAAGCTCATTGTTGGGCAGTTATTGATAACGAACGGAATATCAAAGGTGCAGGTCTAACTAAATTTATTCAGTATGCACAACACAAAACACTACACATTATTGCCTTTAGTGGTAGTGATTTTGAAGAACAATCTAAAGTATTTCCAACCATTGAGCAGTTTGCTAAAGACACTGGTTGTAAAGCTATTGAACAATGGGGACGTCCGGGTTGGGCTAAAGTACTACCTAAGTACGTTCCAGGATTTAAGCAAGCCTATGTGGTCATGCGAAAGGATTTAGAATGAAATATAAAATTGTAAAAAGATATGGTGGCGGTGGTGGAACTGAAACAACCGAAACAATTCCTGAATGGGCGCGTCCCTACATGCAAAAGGTAGGTGACACAGCAACTTCTTTGTATGATAAGGGTTCTCTTAGCAAAGTAGCTGACCTCAGTGCTAATCAAAGAGAAGCAATCGGCATGGGCAGTGAACTAATTAAGTCTGCTGGTACTGGTGGTACTTCTGCTTTAGCAGATCAACAAAGTAGATTAGCAGGTTTAGCTTCTACTGGTGGTATTGAAAGTTTAAGAGATGCTATGAATCTTGAAGCTGGTCAAGAAATGGCTAAGGTTAATACTCAGTTTGGTGCTGCTAATACATTAGGATCAGCTAGAAATCAGTTAGCCTCAAAACTAGCAGAAAACGCTACTATTGCTAAATACCAAGATAAGGCTATTGCAAACAAGCTTGCTGCTGAACAAGCTATTGGTAAAAACATAGGTGGTGCTTTTGATTTAGCTTCAAGCACTGCTTCCGGTTTAGCTAAACTAGGGTCTGAAGAAAGATCAGTTGAACAACAGAAACTAGATGCTGACGCAACTGGTTTACAAAGATTAGCTTCTGCTATTTATGCTAATCCATCAAGACAACAGACTGTTGCTGGAGGCAAATAATGGACGACAACCAAGATCCTTGGGCATGGACTAATAGCCAAAGACCCGTTGCCCCTTTAGCAATGCAAATTCAAGCATCACAAGACCAAGCTCCCGGTGTTATTAATAAACCTAAAGATCCATTAGAGCAACAACTTATGGGAATGGGTGTAACTAAAGGTGTAGATACTGCTATGCCTTATATTATGGATGCTATCTTTGGAACGTCTGCACCTTCAGCTGCAGCTGCTCCATTGTCAACTGCTGCAGGTGGTGCTAGTGGTTTAACTGCTACAGCCGTACCTGCTTCTGCTGGTTTAGCAGCACCCTTAGGCACTGCTGCTGCACCTGGGCTTGTTAGTAGTGCATTAGGTACTGGCACTGCCGGGGGATTAACTGCAGCTGCTGTACCTGCTTCTGCTAGTTTAGCCGCACCTTTAGGTACTGCTGCTGCTACTGGTTTAACTGCAGCTGCTGCTCCTGTTGCCGCTGCTGCCGCACCTGCTGCTGCCGCTGCTGGTACAGCTGCTGCCGGTACTGCTGCTGCAGGTGGTTTAGCCGCTACTAACTTTTGGAACCCAATCGGTTGGGCTGCTATGGGCTACTTAGGTGGCAAAGCACTTAAACTTTGGTAATTAAGGAGATACTATGGGGCCGTTATCAGCCAAACAACATAGAGAATACTTCAAGATGAATGCAGAAGAAGCTCGTAAAAACTCTGCATTTGCTGAAGAACAAAAACGTAAAGAACAATTACATCAATTAAAAATGCAGGAAGCCGCTGCTAAGGCATCCCAAGGTATTTCTCAAAAGGGCGAGTTACATAACCTTAAGCTTGCGGATGGTAATATAAAAGTACCACGAATTAACCGTCAGTTATTAGGCTTACCTTCTATGAATCCCTTAGCAGGTACTGAAACATTAGGTCAAGGTCAAAAGCGGTTACCCGGAATGGTACCACAAGGTACCGATACTGTGCCTGCTATGCTTACTCCTGGTGAAGCTGTTATCCCAGCACCCGCCGCACAAAGCCCAAAGAATAAAGCTGCTATTCGAAAGATGGTGCAAGAGGGTAGAAAAGCTAATAGAAAAAAGCTTAGAGATGGTACTGTTAATATTGTAAAAACAGATTCACCCGTACCAAGAGAAACAATGGGTACTTATGGTGGTGTACCTCAGCAAGTACAACAAGCTGTAGGCTACATGGATGGTACACAAAAAGTTCCAGTGTTTCCTTATGGTGGGTTTAAAGAAGGTACTTCTAAAGTCCCACGGACTAGGTCACAAGAAGATTCATCTATAGCGTATCCTCCCGTAGCAACAGCTATACCTGTTCTGAATCAACAAGCTTATGGTGTTGAGTTAGATAAACTTGTTCCTGTAGCAACAGCTATGCCTGTCTCTAGACAACAGGCTTATGGCGTTGATTTAGATAAATTTATTCCTGTAGCAACGCCTATGCCTGTTCCTAGACAACAAGCTTATGGTGTTGATCTAGACAAACTTAATCCTGTAGCAATAGCAACACCTGTTCCTAGACAACAAGCTTATGGTGTTAGTTTAGATTTACCTTCTTCTATGAGTATAGACCCT